CCCTGCTCCTGCCATGTCCTCCATCGCAGGAAGAACCTCGTCATCGATATATTTTTCAATGTTATATCTTCTAGAATATACAATCGCATCTCTGTGATTTTTGCTGTGGCATCCAATTACATGCCCGTCTGAGCGAAGATCTCGCAGCATCTGCAACTCATCATTCGATAGTAAATGAAATGAATCAACATAGAATACGACTTTTGCGCCATACTTTTTAAGAAGATCACGAACAGAATACCATGCAGAAATTGAATGGTCATCGAAGGAAAGATGAACATGTGGATACTTCACTGTTTCTTTAGGTTCGAAGGATTTGAATGCTTGTGTCATACTGTGATATTTAGGTTATGAAAACAAACTCTCCAACGAACTTTGATCTTTTACTTTCCATCCAATAGAATTCAGAATGGTGGTGAGTGGCTCGATGAATGCCTTATCGAATTGTGTCTCTCTGTCGATGAAGGAATCTAATCCAAATTCTTCAGGCAAGACAAGAACAAACGAGACAACTCTGTCACGAATTGGATTTGGTTCCTTGAGGTACACATACTTTATCTTTTCACCATCACGAATCTTTGGGTACTTCTTTGTCAGTGACTTCTGTTTGATTGCATGATTATAGATCAGTGCACCCTTAACTGCAATTGGGGTTGCCTTCTTATAGATCCTTGCAGCATCGGCATAGTTGTCCATTCCATTACAGCCACGAGGAAACGCGATCTGTGCCACAGGCAATGTCATAAACTCCTCATAGAACTTCTCTACGAAAGATCGCATTGCACCCTCGTCTTCAGTCATGATCAATCGAATAGATTCCTTCAGGCGAATTCGAACAATCTGTGGGGTTGAGGATCGAGCAGTTTCAATTCCCATGATCTTAAGATCGGGATCCTTCATGTAGACATTCTCTTCCCCAAGATGAACAGAAAGCATATACCGCTTCTTTGCAGTCCATATTCCCTTTGCCGCAATTCCTTCTCGCTTCATCGACATCTTGTCTGCATATGCATTCATTCGCAATGCAAGTTGAGAATACCACTTGTTGATCTTTGGCAGCAATACTTCGTTGCATGCTTTGTCTAGGAATTCAATCGTCTCCTTAGTTCCCTTCTTGCCGAGGGTCTTTGCAACTAGACCACTGAGTCGAAGATATACGGAATCGGTATCAGAAGCAATCACGCAGTCTTCACCGACAGTTCCACATGCCTTATTCAGGAAGAGGTTCAGATTGTTTTCTGCCCACCGAATCGACAACTGCCCCGATACTGTAATTGCTTCTGCCATGCTCAGGTTGTAGTAACGACAGTACTCATTGCCTAATGCACCGAAGGCAGAGTTCAATTGCACCTTACGAACCAATTGGAAGTTGTGGTACTTTGATACTTCCTTCTTCTTCAATTCGACCATATCAGCATCTGCATTCACATTTACCTTCAACCACCCCTTGGCATCAAGCATTCGCTTCTTGTACTCTTTCCGCTGTGCATACATGGTATCCATCAGTTCGGGAAGAAACCCTCGAATGTCCTTTCGATACATCGTGCCATTGGCAGCAACGGCAAGGTTTTTGCTCTTGACCATCGACAGGAATCCTTCTAATGCAGGATCGCTTCCTACCTGAAGTAGGCTATCGACAGAGATATTCGGAATTCTTTCAGACACAAGCGTTTCGGGACTGATGTTGTACTGCATGATCAGATGGGGATATAGACTATCCAAATCCAAAGAGACCACCCATTCATGCACACCAACCTGTGGATCTTTTACATATGCCCCTTCGAACTTATCCGACTTACTAGAATTGATTTTTGAGGGAATTGCAATTTGCTTGGTTCGAAGATAGTTGTATATGATGCTGTCCCACATTCGTACCTGTGAAAACACATCGGCAAAATTGCCCCGTGCGCTATAGGCAAGAGCCTGAGACAGTTCGATCAACCGCAACTTGTCTTCTAACTGCGACACTAACAGAGTATCTTTGATGTTATATTCAATGAACCTCTGAAAGTCTTTGTTGTACAAGTCGTTTAGTGTTCCGACATCGGCATAATTTGCCTTGCCCTCGCCCAACTCTACCATGGCAATATGCTGCAAGCCGTAAGACTCGCGAGTGACAAAAGTGAATTTCTTGTACATATCGATGTAGTCAAGAACAGTAATTCCACTGAAGTCATAGACCCAATTCTCGCGATTCATAACAACTACCTTGCGATCTCGCACTTCTGCCCATGGAGATAGTCGCTTTGCTGCCTTGCTTCCAATCAGTCTTTCCATTCGGCGATACAGGTATGGCATATCAAACATATTGATGTTCCATCCCGTGATGATATCGGGATCAAGAATTTCCCACACATCAAGGAATTCCCTGAGCATGGATTTCTCATCAGTATGGCAATAGCAATTCACCCCTTCAACACTAAACTGACCAAGACCGAAGGTATATGTCTTTCCGTTCTGATATAGCGTAATAGCATTCACGCGCTCACAAGGGTCATCAGGAGTGGAAAACCCACTCTCAGTCTCTACTTCAATGTCGATATACAAGACTCGAATAATCGAGGAGTCATATTCAAGTTCGCCTTCACTTCCATAAGTGTCTGCAATGAATTGATACTGTGCATCGATATCGCCGTATACAGTAAACCCTTCGACATCGGAATACTTCTTGACGAATTCCCTCGCCTCAAACATATTCTCAAAGTCAATAGGCTCAACTCTCTTCCCGTCAATCGTAGACCAAGAGGTTGTCTTTTCCTTTTTCGTTGGAACAAAAAGAGTAGGGCGAAAGGTAAGAGACTCATGCACTCGTTTGCCATGTTTGTCATAGCCTCTGTGCATGAGTCTCCCGCCCTTAGTGACCACATTAGTATAGAACTGCGTCATGTGCCTCTTTGCTTTGGATATTCGAGCGTTTTGTTTCTCTCTACAAACTTCTTCCGAAGTTTTTTGGTTTCTGCTTTGGTAGCACCAAGTACATAAGCATACTTGTGTTTTGATGGAAAGTCAACTGAAACCGATTGGGATTGTTTTTTCTTGCTAAAATCTCGAAGCATTTGTTCAATGACAGGAGACATATTTTCCCATAGCATTTTTTGGTCATTGCTCCAACTCTTATCCCATACGATTCCAAGTTCCTTTGCATACTTCTTGTATGCACTGCGAACTCTAAAGAAGCGGTCAGACACAATCCTGCCTGTGTATGGATTAATATATCGAGTAGTTGTTCCCGACTTCTTGCCCAAGTAATAGAAGTTGCAAGCCTGATAAATGGTGCCGATCTCCTTCGCAGTTGGATCAGAGTAGGCAGTAAACAATCTATATGGGGTGTTCTTTACCATCCATTGAATTGTCCACATGAGAAAGGAACTAGCGAGATTCTTTGGACTCCATGATATACAAGCACCGCGACTGATAAGTCGTTCAATGGTTTGGGTATCATCTCCTAGCAATTTTGAAAATGAATTGGGCATATTCATAAGAATAACCCCCACCATGATTTCCCTACCCATCAGCCCCTGATTGGGATCATGATAGAATGCGCCAAACCAATGTGTTGTGTACTGGGATAGATTTCCTAGCCACTCATGTCGGCGAATAAATTCTGTAGCCTCTTGTCGCTCTAGGTATGCTGTCAAAGGCTTAAAATATATATCAGTTACTTTAATAGATTTGATTTGCTCAGGGTCGATACCACTCTCAACAATATCCTCTTGGAGGTTGTTGACCCGAATGTCATATTGCCAACAATGATCTTTGTCATAGTTCTTAGCGCGTTCGATGATATCGATGGTAGATTGCTTACTCATTTCATAATATCCGTCAGGCTTGATTGTACCTGTTCAGCAACTGATTCTTCAATATCTTTCTGTGCGATTCTTTGAGTTGCTAGTTTAGGATCACCCTTGCAAAACACAAGAACATTCTGATGAGTTTTTGCAAACTTTCTTGATGCTTCAAACTGTTGTGTTACTCGCATCGCAGCAGAGGCAACAGGGGTAGCAAGGATAGCCTCATTGTAGAAGCGCACCCCTGCATCCTCGAATGCACTTACTGTTTGCCCAACAAAGTTTCGATAGAATCCCTTGGGGCAACGGTAATCTCCTACCACGAAACAGGCAAACCGATTCATTCGTAAACGATCACATGCAAGACGAATGATATTCTTATATGCAGTCAGGAATGAATCGTTGCTCATTGCGGACAAATCGCGTGGATCATCTGAATATTGTTCAAGATCTCCATAAGGAGGACAACTAAAAATGAAATCAGAATCGGGGCTTAATTTCAATTCTCTCTCGGAATCTCCATTCACCCAAACAATCGGAGCACTGAGTTCTTCTAGTAGCGAAGCCTGTTCCCGATTGGATTTAATTTGCGATTGACTTAAGTCACAACCCCAATACCTTCGATTGAGATAAGAGGCAACAACACCACGAACCATTCCACCCGCAAAGGGATCGACAACCTGATCACCTTCTTTGGTGAACCACCGATAAGCCAACTCACACAACACGGGATCAAATACCGATGTGTTGCTTTCGATGGAGTCAACCACCTCGCCTTCCTTCTGACGATAGTAGTCGATAGAGTCTACTTTGTCACCGTAGAGAAGTTTATCGCCCCTGCCAAGTTCACCTTTGATTCCTCGCTTGAGCCATGCCTTCTTCCTCTTCTGCCAAGAACCATCCCGTGCAGACAGGATGGTGAATGGGGGCACAATAAACTTACGAGCAACCTTTGATTGAGTTTCCTCTTCAATGTTCTCACCAAACATATTACGCCCAAAGGGAGAAAAGTCACTCATGTAATATCCCCGTATCCCACTCCACGAATAAAGAAATTCTCTTCATGTTGCTCGAACCCAAAGCATTCTCGTGCGTAGTCGAGAATGATATTCTTATCAAACTTGTTGCACGAGTATACATCAAGCGTAATGAATCGCTTTGGTTCCATTGAGTGAATCTGAATGCCGCTCTCAATGAGTGGAACCCAACCACTTACCCCTGCCTTATCGGGATAAATCTCTGATCCATTTTTAGTTGGGCCGTGCATGACAACAGGTTGCGACATACGAGTCATGCCGATCTTGTCTACTACTCGCTCAAGAAAACGATAGTGAAGTTCTAAGTCATCGGCTGCACCGATGCGACAGTTGTACATATCGAGGTAATATGAATATCCGAATGGCTTGCTCATGTTTCATCTCTTTCTACGGCTAGAATGTTGTCTTGGTGCACTATATCACATGCAGCATATCCTCGTCCACCATTTTTTGTAAGATCCCACAGGACTCTATCACCGACTTTAATATCTTCGGCTACTTTGTCTCCGACAGAAATAACAACACTCCAAATGTTTGGGTTGTTAAGTTTTTCAGTATAGATGATTCCTGCCGAAGTTTTCTTTTGCTGTCCAAGACCTTTAGTCTGAACAGATACCCATTTGCCAATAGTTCGCAATTGTTTCATCACAATTCCTTTTTGATTTTGTTCCAATACTTTGTAGTATTATTCCATGCCTTGATTTCTGATTTCTTTTGGCTGTGTTGCTTCTTCAAGATGTTGCACCCGCCGTTGTGAATTCTTGCAAGTTGCTCAATATCTGAATTATTACTCCCGTATCGGTGGAGGTAGGCACAGACAACTCTTCGGGCATAGTCAGGATCGAAGCAGTCTTTGTATGTCCCGCCGAGGGTTTTGTCATAGTTGACTGCATCCTCCCAATACGAGCGGTGAATCTGATATAGTCCAATTGCATCGCCCCTGTCCCCAACAGCCTTTGGGTTACCCCGCGACTCCACCCTAGCCAGCGCAGGGAGCAGTTGCTTGATATTTGCGTCAAGGACTCCATTAGACTTATTATTGGGCAGGGGGAACAGGAGGGTCATAGAGAGGATGACCGTTGAGATTGCTGCTTGGCAAATCATTGTGCTTTTCCTTTTTGGATTGAAGATATGAATAGAAAAGAACGGAATAGTTAATTAGATCAAGGCAGGTGTCCTCTACAGACTCGTCCTTTACTTCGAGAGTTCCCGACTCCACAAAAGAGGATAGTCTCGACATCTTATCTGTCATTCGAACAAGCATTCCTGTTTCAGTCTTGCAAATTCCCATCGCTTCACAGCGAGTGAAGTTGGCAAATGGTTCATCTCCTCCTTTCCCTGCATAGTCGTTGTTTTTTCGTTGCATCAAATTATATGATTTCTCACATAGTGATTTGTGGGAAGCAAGCAATTTATCACGATCCATAATTAATCCTTTCCTGTTGAGCCAAAACCACCGATGCGATTTGTCTTCCTATTAACTTCATCGGCTAATTGGACGATATTTGTTGATTTTTTTTCCACAATTTCTCCTTGGCAAATGCGATCACCATGAGTTATGCGGACATTTGTTTTACTTGTGTTGGTTACGGGAACCATGAGTTGCAGGGTATAGTCGGAGTCGATAACTCCTTCGCAATTAGAAAGCATAAGACCGCCCTTGAGTGCTAGTCCTGATCGCATATGCAATCGAACAGAGAATCCCTTGGGAATGTCAAGTACAAGTTGGGTTGGAAGTAATGCACGATCACCAGGATATAGAAGGATTGAAGCATTTCCAACGCCATCTAGATCCTCAGTAAATGCCATGCTCTTGCATGAAACATTGTATTCCGACCAAGTATCGACTTCTCGTTTGCCTGGTGGAAGACACACCTGAACATCAAAGCATGCAGAATCCTCCGTTGCATATGCAGGGAGGAATGCTTGTGGATGAAGTTTGTAACAGCCTAGAGTGACAGTGCTGGAGTTACTCATAATATAAACCTCGATTGTATCCGTCTATCTTACTCTAGATCAGGGTCGCTGTCAAGGGGCTTCTTTCGAATCCCTATGCGGTACTTGGGAATCAGTTCCCATTCCCTTTTCTGTCCAAATGGAAGTATCTTGAAATGTGAAATGGAACACACAGGATCCTTGGTGACCTCGGGATTTACGATCTTTACTAATCCCCATTGCTCCAATAGGTTTGCAATCGTATTGCGGCGGCTCTTGTCGGAGTCGCTAAAGTCTGCTTCCAATCCATCAAGCAGGAACAATTCCTTGAAATGAATGACATAGTACTTGCCTCTCTTATGGAGAATGTGGCAAGACTGATACAATTTCTTTTCTGTCTTGGAGGAAATTCCAATGCGAGTCAGCGTCTCCTTAACCTTTAAAAAGTTATCGGCAGAGGGGAGGGTGATCTCAACAAGGGTGCTTACGATGGTTTCTATGTCCACGATTCAATGCTTTCCACAAAACAAGACTGCTGTTATTTAGCATTTGAACCGCCCTTGCTTTTCATGATACTTTCCAACTTTTCCTTTGGCAGCAGTCGAAGGTATTCCATGGCTCGTTTTCGACCAACCATATAGACCAACATGATTGCCTCAATAGCAGTCTCGTCAGATTCTTCGGGCTTGATCCACTTATCAAATCTTTTTCGCTTGCGTATGGAATGATACAGGTAGTCATACTGCATACGCTTGTCCGACATGGGCATACAGTTCATTTCATTAGCATACAGAATTGTATCAGGGGAAAAAGAAAGACCTCGATTGATCATGAATGGGATATAGTCCTTCTCTGCATCAGGACTCATCGCCATCATATTTCCCGACTTCTCGTTGATGCTCTTGATATAGTCAAACGGACTCAGTTTGCTCATGATAGATCCAATTCATCGATGTTAATATCGTCAGACTTTATGCTTATGATAAGGCGCATTGGCAGGTAGATCCACATTCTTTTTTTCATGTCATATACAGAGTGCAATAGAAACTGATCATATGCATTCGTGCCATGATACCGATCAATCAGAGGTGCTTCAATATATTCCTGTCCAATTACACAAATTCTGTGGTTGATCTTTGTTTTAATTCTTTTGCCATTCATATCCTCATACTCAATGTCGAGATGACCAGGATATATCTTTTCCAATACCAAATCGAGCCATTCGGCAAGCACGGAATCTGTCATCCCTGTGATGTCGAAGTAAGTACCAAGACCACCATTGCCCGTATCTTCGCTATGCTTTTTTGCAACTTTCATTGCAAAATAGGAATTTCGTTCGCGAAGAAATGTCTGTCTTGCACTTTCACATTCCTTTATGAAATCGCGATATCCATATTTTTGCTCAAGTCGCTTATTGATTTTGGAAACCTTGTCCAATTCAGAATCCGAAATAACACTAGACATCATTACAATTTTTTCCAATGGGTTTATGAGTTCACCCAAAGAAGCAGATCTAAGAGCATTGAATTCATCCCAAAACTTTGGATTGACTTCGTTTGTCATTGAAGTCTTAAATTCTGCAATATAGTTTTCGATGTTATATCTCTTTCCGATTTCATGAATCGTAATAGAGAGATCATTGAGGCTACTAACTACCATAAGACCGCCTCCTTTCGACATCTCTATTTAGGTTTTAAATGTGCACTCCGATGCCAACATAATGCAACAGGCGGCAAGATTGATCTCTTGATCGGCGGCAAACGCTGCTTTGTGCTGATAGTCCGAAAGAACGAGAACTGCCTGTGGGATTGCTGCTGGCTGCAAGGAATCGAGGAGTGTTTCATATATCTTACGAAATATATGAGCAGTATCCCGATCACTGTTGTCAACAACCCATCTACGAATATCAGAAAAGTTTTTTGCCTTTAATGCTTTGATCAATGTCTCTGCACCAATATCAGCAGTAACAAGAATTCCTGCATCGATAGAACCCGATACAGAATATCTCTGAATCTCATTGAGGACTCTGCGGAAATCGGGGAAATAGCGAATGATGAGTTCTGCAAGAACCCGTTCATCATATTGAACAGACTCCTTGTCGAGGATATCTTTTGTCCTCATCAAAAACTGTTTCGCCATCTTCGGTTTTTCTTTTGCAGGAATCTTGAAATCAATAGTTGTACATCTTGAATGAAGTGGCTCAATGATGCGGTGCTTGAAATTACAAGTCAGTATGAAACGACAATTCGAAGAAAACTCTTCAATGAATCCTCTCAGTGCTGGTTGTGTAGATAGAGGATTCAGATAATCTGCTTCATCGAGAATAACAACTTTAGTACTACCACTCAATGAGACTGCCGATGCAAATTGACGAATTCTAGTACGAAGTGTATCAATGCCTCCATCTTCAGACGCATTGATAAACATGATGTCGCGACCCAATTCATCGCAGAGGGCACGGGCTACGGTTGTCTTTCCGCATCCCGCGCCCCCTGAAAGAATCATGTTCGGAATATCACCCGACTTCACAATGTCTTGAAATGTATCAGACAGTGACTCAGGAAGTACACAGTCCGACACCTTGCGGGGTCTGTATTTCTCTACGAGGAGATCATTCATAATTAAGCCTTGGAAGAAGTGGTACTGTCGGATTCCATTGCAACCCAATACACTACTGAACTCGAAGAACTACTAAACTTAGCAACCCGCTTCTCTGCAAGTTGAACCTTGTAGTCTCCATGAATCATCTTGAGATTCTCGACCTTAAACCAAAACTTGAAATCAACACCCTGTGAATTTTCTCCCACTACAAGACTCCAACTGTGTGCAGTCGGATCCTTCTTATCGCAGATGCGAACACAGATGCCATCGTCACATGACTGAACACACATATCAGGTGCTTGAAGTACTGATGCTGCCTTAAGAATTGCTCCAAGATCATTTGCATTTAGATTGAAAGATACAAATTCCTTTGGCATATTGATCTTCTTGTCTGCCTTTGTCAGTAGACTTGGATCACTGTAATAGTACTTGACCGATGCCTTCGAACCCGCAGAACTAATAGTTACATAGTTAGTATCAAACTCAAAGGTCGGATCCTTGAAGAGACTGATCGTTGACAAAAACTTTGCCATGTCCCAAATACCAAACTCAACATCGAACTCTTCTGCGATGGTTGCCTCTGCAAGAATTGTCATTGATGGAGATACAGTAGAAAGCGCATTGCCCTGCTTCACATGAAGATTGCTATTGATTGATGCAAAATTCTTGAGGATGTTGATTGTATCTGCGGAAAGACTGATGGTATTCACGGTTGTACTCATATTGTATAAGCCTCCTTGGCTTTGGTTGTTTGACTAATCATACATGGCAGATGTTGAATGTCAAGTAGGGAAAAGAGATAACTGTCCAATTTTCTCTAGATCGTCTAGTATTGTTTTGATCTTGACGATATATAAAAGTTTTGCATGTGGATTCATTCGAACAACAATACCAATACAATTTCCTGTCTTGGCATCAAATATTCCACCACCACTTGATCCATGTGTACCCGCACATGTGACTGCAAAATGTTTATCTTGATTCCAACTTACTTTGCGGTTTGTGTTTGCAACTATGCCTTCCGATATCGTGTTCTCCTCTCCGAGAGGAGAACCAACTGCATAGACTTCGTCTCCGACTTGTGGGGATGAGTGCACGAAGGTTGTTCCACCAAAAATGCATCTCGTATCCCCCACAAGCCGAAGTATTGCCCAATCTGAATCGGTCTCATATGCGACCACATCTGCTGTCCATGTTTGTGTCTGTGTTTCATCATCTATATCAATTTGTTCAACAATATACAATCCTTTTCCTTCACCTATAACATGCGCGGCGGTCAGTACAAAAACATTTCCATCCTTCTCATACAAGACACCCGATCCGATTGATTGTGATCCATCAACAAAAGCAGTGATCTCGACAGAGCGTTTAACGACTGACTCTGCGATGGTTTTTATATTTGCCTGTGTCGAGGGGATATCCTCTCGATGAACAGCACCTAGTATGATTGCTGCGGCAAGTGCGAAACTAAAAATCTTGTTTCCCATGGTCACCTCCATGAGGGGTATTGCCCAAAGATTATTTATCGTTTGCTACATTTTGATAAGTAAGTGACCCTGAGGGGATTCGAACCCCTGTTACATCCGTGAAAGGGATGTGTCCTAGACCGACTAGACGACAGGGCCAAAAGAAATGGGGGGAGAAAACTCCCCCCAAGGTAGTTGCATCATATGGGTGGCGGTTACCGAGTCTTTTTGGCTTCTAGTTCAGAGATTCGATCTTCCATGTCTCCGATCTGTCTCCAAATCTCCTGCTGTCTTTCGCGTTCATTGTATTCAACAATGGCGTTTGTCATGCGTTCTTTGGCAGAGATGACCGCATTTCCTGCGAGGTTAACAATTGCTCCCACACCGAACAGATAAAGTCCCATTGGCATCTTACCATCAAATACACACCATACTGCACTTGCAGTTGAGGCAAGCCCAACGACAATCAGGATGTTGCCAATATCAATGGCCTCAAGCAGTCCCTTTTCTCTTCTAATCATCATATCAAAGTTCCTTTCATGGAATGAAGTATACGGCACCAAAGTGGTGCGTGATGGAAGTAGTCTATATGAATTTCTACTTAAGTCAATCAACTTTTTCATATTATTGTTAACGAGCAATACACTCTATTGGGAGTTCCCTTGTAGTAACCAAATATGAGGAGATGGCGGCGACCCGATTTTCCACCACGAATGATTGTGCCGTATTTAATAATACGATTTCCATTCGTCCGTTGCCATCCATTACTTCTGGCGAATGAAGTAATTCCACTCTTCATAGAAGTATCAATAGATCCCTTGAAGAGATATCCCTTAATTGACCCACCCCATACATTGGACTCTTTCATCTTGCCAACCAATGTAATAATATCAGAATACCCTCTGCTATCAGACTTTCCGTCCTTGCCCAACTTAGCAGCAAGGAGAGCCTTTACATCACTAGCAGGAGCGCATGTTCGAGTGCGACATGCAACTACACGGGCATTGTTGCGAGGTGTAGCCATTTAGTTAATCTTGCTTGCCTTCGCCTTTTTTGCCTTGGTGATCTTGGTTTTTGTTGCTGGCATTTCCATGAGTTGTTCTGCTTCTGCAAATCCCTTAATGTAATATGCGCTCAGTTTACCTGAGCGATTTCTACCATCTACATCGGTAAGAATTCTAATCATATTGGATGCAGACATTACATGATCTGCCAATCGCTGTAATTCAGTTTTCAGGAACTTGAAACGGTGTGAATATGGAAGAGTTCCTGCACCTCGAAATACTACAATTGGCTCATCGGGATCGGTGATATCGATATAACTCAGAGAAACCATTCCCGAAATTGCAGGGATGGTTGTTATGTCTTTGGGCTGCTCTGTTAGCATCTTTTTGATATCGTTAACAAGTGGATTGTTGAATGTGTCTTTCATAATAATCATATTTATACTTCGTCCTCTAACGGAACAACATCATATTCCATCGTAACGGCACACTCCTCACAGAGAGTCTTATACCACCCCCCTGCGCCCTTTCCACTTCGACAGAGCGTTCCTAGCGAACCACAGACCTCACAGACAGTTCCTGAGAGTTGCTCTGTCATATCAACCAATCCCCGAATTCGATCATTCCCACCCTCATAGTAAAATCGCAGAGTTCCAAACTTTTCCTTCATTTGCAATACCCGAAAAGAATTTGAACCCCCTTCTAAAAGGGATGGATCTCGCGCAATCTCATTATCAATCATTCGAGCAAGATTGGCAACTAGAGTGTCCCATCCGTATCCAAATTCCCAGTGAACAGTTCCGACAGACTGCTGCGGATTGTCGGTCTTGGTGCCGCTTCCGAATACTCGGGGGTAGGCTGCTTCAATTTCTTCTCTTCGCTTTTCTTGGGCGGCGGCGATTTCTCTGCATAGTTTCTTGACAGAGGCATCGACTCCTCCGTCTGTAGAGCCGTCTCGAAGTCCTGCTCCTCCCTGAAGCGAACTGTTTGATAGATTGTTTTCGATCCCGTCTTCTTGTGAAATTCGTTCAGCCATTTTGCATCCTTTTCTGCATTATTTTCAGTATCATACACGGCAACAACTCTGCCATGATCATTTAGATATCCACGATCCTCAGAACCGTGAAAAAGTTTTATTGCCCAAAGTTTTGGTTTCGCCACTTCTTAGTCTCCTTAAGCCCACGCTTATTATAATTTACAGAAACAAGAACACTTGCAGTTGGGCGTTCACTCTCATTGATAGGAGTCGGGGTTGGGAATGGTTCGACAGAAACAATTTCTCCAATATCGAAAAACTGTTCGCCTACCATATAGAACGGGCCGCCTTCGAAGTCGAACATATCTTCTCCTCCACGAGAATACAAAGACTCACCCGTTACCTTGAAAACTCCCCTATCGGGATCGATCAAGACCACTGAACGGGGTACTCCGTATCTACTATTGATTATGAATGAGTATTCTTCCATTTGATACAGCATACTCCATGCTAGAGATTGTGTCAAGTCAACTTTGTGATTTCAAATGTGCCGTTATGCTGCATCAAAATTTGACTAGAGGTATAGTGTCGAATAATACCTCCATCGCATAGAACAACACACCACAGATCATTGTCAAAAGTTCCACCACTCGTGACATAAAGTGCATATCCCTTTTTCTTATCTGCTATTACAAGAACGGGAATTGGGTTTTTAAATTCTAGCATCATAAAGCCATCTATCGGATTTGAACCGATGACCTGTTCATTACAAGTGAACTGCACTACCTCTGTGCTAAGATGGCGAATTTAAATCTTATAACAATCAAACCGAGAGTCTAGCGTAAGACTATTTACCGCATCAAATTCATCAGAGGGTATAGACCAACAGTTTTCATTTTCAGTAAGAACAAATAGAATATCCCATGAATCGGGATTTCTGTTTTTTACTACATTGAATGATTGGTTTCCTCCCATGACCCTCAAGTTACAAATGTAAGTTCCTCTGCGTTTGTTTTTTGTTGTTTTGACTTGTACTCTTTTCAAAGAACAACCATCATCAACGATAAGATCATAATCACAGTCGCAAATTGGTTTCGATACGATATATCCGAGTTTGGTATATTCGTGAATCGCTCTAGTTTCACCAATAGACCCTTGATGTTTTGAATTTTTGCAGGTGTCAAAAAGCATAATGCCTCCACCCATATGTATATCGGAATGATAGTCCGACAGAAATTAATTTTAATAATGGGAGCGGAGGGATTCGAACCCCCGAAAGCAATGCCATTTGATTTACAGTCAAACCTCGTTGTCCACTTGAGTACACTCCCCAAACTGGTTCGGAAGGATTCGAACCTTCAGCCGTCCCGTTAACAGCGGGATGCACTGCCATTGTGCTACGAACCAAAATGTGATGCAGATTTCTAATTATCATAATACGACTACATCAGAACGCTATGAACGGCAAGCCTTTCTCCATACCCGTGCCGATTCGGGATGTTAGCATACGATGCAAAGCCGTTTAGCGGTCTTACAATGCAAAGGGGAAAGACGAAAAGCGAACGATGGGATTCGAACCCACGACCATCGGTTTGGAAAACCGAGACTCTACCACTGAGTTACATTCGCATACCTAATGGAGTCGGGGGGAATCGAACCCCCGTGATGTCATGCTTACTGTGCTGCCTACTACGCTAATATCCATCACTTTATTCAGACCCGCCGCTGATGGCGACTTAGCGGATCAGATTTGGAGCCTTTATTCTCGGTCTTTATTGGCACTCCCATTCCTAAAGACCCATCCTTTGTTTTACCCAATCATCCTAAAGGAGTCGGATGATCGAGTGCGTCAGGCTGCGAGAGCCAAACGGCGTGACTGCTTCTTATTAAATCTGGCAGTTGTTATTTCCATACGAGTTTAAGAGCCTAGCATGGTTCCTCTTAGCGCATCACACATCAGTCTTCATGCATTCGATACCTGTTCGACCCCGAAGTAATTTACTACATTGATGATTGTATCATGTTCTCCCAATTTGTCAAGATCATTTTAGACGAAGTAGATACTTTGTTCTGTTTAGTGAACCGACCATCTCATCTCGAATATTCAAAAGATCAGTATCCTCAGGCTTAACGATTGTTGGGATATCCTTCATCATGTATGCAATTGCACTATCAATGATTGCAACACATCCATTGTTATCTTTATAATTTGCCACAGTCAGTTTATAATCACCCTTGGCGGTTGGAACTCCGTTGCGACCTGAGAAGGTCTCAACAAAGGTATCAATGCTGCCATCAAGACTTTCATACAACTTGCCCAAAGCCTTATGCTCGGCATATGACTTAGTCTGCCAATGAAGGACTCGGATTTGCGCCTGAAGGGTGAGTAGGGTGGTGATTATGTTCATACTCCTATTTAGTCTTCTGAGGCATCTTCTATGAGATACTGTTCAACATCCTGCTTCATCTTCTGAATATCGTGCTTTGCTTCTTCGAGAATCTTTACGGATGCTTCCCGATATCCAACACCATATTCGCTCCAATAGACAGAGTCATCGGTAGTAGCACAGCCCCATGCTTCGGGACATGCCTTGGGCTTTCCCCCATACCGATCAGCCCATCCATCGCGATATCCCTTGCCTGGAATATAGTTACTCATGTGGTCTTTCCTTTCTTTTTATTTCGAATTTGGCGGGTAACCTGAATACACCCATTCCTTACTCGAATATCAAGAGGAGTACCTACTCGAAGTTTTAACTTGCGACATACTTCAGGAGGAATACGAATGTAACACTTCTTCTCGCTTGTTTCTTGTCCCGTAGTTTCATCCAAGTCAAAGAACATAGATTCTTCAATCGGAACTATCCATGAAGTGGGTGGCTTTTCATTTCTCTTTTGTTTGGGTTGTGCATCAGGAGGCGCAATATTTTTGATAGGCTGCTTCCCAAAGATATTGTCAAAGTTCTTATCAAACTGAGTCTTATCGATTGGGCGATATACATCTCCCTTACCAGCACCGTTATTACCTTGCATAATAATTCCTTTCATTCAGTGACGAAGGTGGGAGTCGAACCCACACTTTGTTGATTTTAAGTCAACTGTCTCTGCCTTTGGACTACTTCGCCATTATATTTAATAACCAAGTTTTTTCAGAGCAGCAATTGTGTCGGTGGTATTCTTATGTAAGATTCCAATGCCACCTGCTTTTGTCCATTCAGCAATATTAAGTTTCCAATCATCGATCAGTATGTTAGGCACACCATTCGTAACAGCAAACTTTTCCTTATCTCTTCGTATGACGATATGATTCATTGCGGGTTTAGGATCTAGGTGCTTGTCGATCCAACGAATCTTATCTTGCTTCGAGTCAGGTTGCCATGTACTTGTATGTGCAGACAAAATGTTTGGGTTGTACTTAGAGATATATCTCCACAACACTTTCCCATCTGCTGTCCATGGAAGTTCTGCAAATAGGTGTGGATGTTCTTTGTCGATTCTAGACTTGAGTGGGTTTACGATACTGTCAAAATTTCTATTCGACAATCCCGAAATTTTATACAACTTTGCGATACCGCCGATGATATCTACAAGAACACCATCCATGTCACAGTAAATCTGTCCACGGGATGCTTCTTTAATGTGATGCGTAAATGATTTCATATCATCCATATTTAGTCTCCTACAGTATCGAATGCTCTCGGTGGGACTCGAACCCACGGCTTACGAATTAAAAGTTCGTTATTCTACCAACTGAATTACGAGAGCGAAAGCGTCCTTGGGTGGACTCGAACCACCGACCTACAGATTAGAAATCTGTTACTCTATCCAACTGAGTTACAAGGACAAGAAAGCACGGTGAGGGACTTGAACCCATCGAAACAGCAAGGTTGAGATTACGACTCTCGGTTTACCCCATTACTGGGAACCCCACTAACTTCTTCTTCAGATATCGCCGATCAGTCGATGTACCTAGTACGCCTTGCGATACCGTGCAGATGCCCTTATCGTTTTTGTTCTGTTGGTTGGTCTTCCTGTTCCCATCTAATAATATTAGAAAGGTTGAAAGAACGAAATGCATTCTTTTCGAGATCCCATACAGAAACATTCAGAGGGGTACGGGGACGAGCGGCTGCTGTTGGGTTAGTCCTAGGAATTGCTACTAGGTCAGGTTCGGGGAAAGTAGGCAGGTACTGTGCCTGTAGAGTGCATCGCATGGTTCGCTCTGTGCTATCACTCTTGGTGAATACAACACGGCAAATGCCCCCTCGCAAGGCTGTGAGAATTTGATTGCGAAGGAGTTGAAGTTCCGAAGAAAGGACAGTAGGGGCTGCGTTGCTCATAGTGTATATTCTATCACTGAAAAGTTAAATGTCAAGTCGGATTTGAAAGTCTCGAAAGAATATATTGCGAATACGATTCAATCCATGTCTTCTGTACGGCATACGACTCAAAGACAAATGGCTTGCCTTTCATTCGCGAATAGAATTGATTAATTTTCATTGGCTTGAATTCGCCAACTGAAATTTCTTTTCCAAGACCAGGAAATTCTACATCATTTCCTTCCTCGTCCTTTGCCTGTGTTCCAATGAGGGACGCATTTTTATTATCGAATGGTTTGTATAGAACGGAGTCCTGATTGAACTTAGCACCCATCTTCTTCAGGAATCCCTTGAGGTTACCACCATCGGAACCTTTGTTGCCGATAACAAGATATGATCGCTCCTTGACATCCTTTGATTTTTCAGAACCAAAGCCCTCAATATAATGTCCTTCGAGACGATAGAATCCAAAGCCGCCTGTGCGAATTTGTGATTCTAACTGACTACTGCGAGACATGTTTTCACTCTTAGAATATCGACCACGAAACGCGGAAATGATTCCGACATTGCGTTCTTCGGTATGCTGATATAATCGAGAAAGCGATGCTTCAGTCAGGTCATATGTGTTGTGCTTGTCCATCAGTCTCCTGTTTCACGAAAGGGATCTCCATCAGGAGGAGGCGGGAAATCCTGCCACTCTCCTTCTAGGTCACCACCAAAATTAACGGGGTCGATATGAGATTCAGATTCATCTTCCTCAACATCTCTTGCATGAGTATCTTCCCCAAAATTGACAAACCCATCCTTTGAGTGATGATAGTTACTAATATCATTCATCAACTGATTGAGTAGATTTTGAAGATCTTCGTTGATCTCTACGAACTTGTGCTGTGAATTTTTGGTAGGATCAGCCAACATCCCAAGTTCTTTCTTGGTTGGTGGTCGAATAGCCCCTGTTGTATTGATAATCATATTGCGGTGAGCAACGAGGATTCTTCGCATGTCCTTGCGAATATTTGCAAGTTCTTGTAGTTGAACAACACCCGAATCCTTTCCTGTCTTTTCAATCACATGAAGAGACATCTCTAAGATGCGGAAATACTCCATCAGTCCTTGCTGTTCACGAAGAAGGGCTGCGTTTTGTGCGATAAGAGATTTCAGTAGGCGTGGCTTTAGCATTTCTTAATACTACCTCAAACAGGAGTGCTTGTCAAGTGGAAATTCCCATAGCCTTCAAAGTTGTTGGATGAACCTGCTTTCCTCCACTTTTGGCTATGTTCTTGAGAACATCATGCAATGTTCTTTCAGCAGTGTCCGTTGGGGCTGGTGCATAACTCTTGATATAGTCAACAATTGAAACAAGAGCCTCGCGATTGATCTCTCTACTTCCTGCATTCTTCACACGGAAATATTTAAAATCCATGATAGCAACGCCATCAATCGTTCGATCAAGTCTGATAGTCTTTCCTCTATTCGGGCCTGATTTGTATGTGTATTCTCCACCCTTTTGAAGTTCAATCGTATTGTTCTTTCCACCGATTATAACTGCAACATCACCATTGATTCCGAGTTGGGGATAAGATGAAAATAAAATATCTTTCATCGTACCTGCTGCGCCTCGGTGTGTTTGAAACAGAATTTCAGATGCAACAACTCTTTCACGAGTCAGGTTTTGTTGTAGTGCAATCTTATAGTCAGTGAGAATCCATACGATATGAATATTTTCTGGTTTATATCCCGCCAATTTTAGCCAATGTAGCATCCCCTCATCGCCCTTTAAGGTGCTTGTAAGTGCTCCCATATCTTTGAGAGTAGCATCAAACATAACATTTGGAAGTACACTTCGAGTTTTATCGGTGAAGAAGTAAGCAAGTTTTTTGTGTTCTGCTTTCATTCCCTTCACTAACATATGAAGTTTCCCTGTATCGTCAGGATTTAAAAGATCGAGATCCTGTAGAACAGGAACCATATCTTTGAGGCTTTGTGATTTTGGCAATCCTGTTTTACTGTTGATGAGATTGTCTCTCATCTTTAGAAGCATGTCTTTGATGTCATCAGGATTGAAAATTTTAAATTTCTCTCCCTGCATGAGATTCGATGCGGCAAAGGATTTACCTGAGCCAGCACCACCTGCGAGAATGACAGCCTGACCATAGTTGGCACCCTTACCCACAACGAGCAACTTCTCTTCGAGGTACTTATCAAGTTCCTCATAGAATGTTATATTCTGCTCATGTTCGTATTCGTTTCGTAATTGGAAAAAAGTTTTCATGTGTCTCCTATTTATAGTCTTGTCATTATGATGTTTGATCTTTGCGCCGAGTGTGGGGCTATAACCGTATCATTGGGAATCGCCTTGGTCTTGCTCTTGCTGTACTTTTTCTTGGAGTTTGCAGCAAGAAGATAGTCTGCCATTCCCTTTTGAAATTGAAACCAATCTTTACCTCGTTGAATGATATCTTCTTTCATACGGGCAACTTAGGATCGGGACTCATAAAGTTTTGCTTCTTCATCGCAGTGAGCATTACCATCTTTTTCATCTTACCATCCCACTCAAGAGTGAATGGCATATTAAGACTTTTGCCAACATCCAATATGATTGCCTTCCAATCGGCGGGATGTGAGTAAATCTTTTGTGCATACTTTGCATAAGTTTTTCGAAAGGCATCTTGAATTTCTGAAATGCTAACATTACTCCCGTATCCACGACTTCCATTTATTCGTTCAAAAAAATGTTTGGTGAACTTGATATCGAGTTTAGCAGCAACAAACATATTATCAAGAACACTCTCTAGTCGCTTGAGTTCATTCCACGAAACCATAGGAACATTTGTTGCGACACTTTGTCGCGATAACTGTCGGTTGCCTTGATAGTGTCCCGTTGTCGGACGATCAGTTACGATTCCTTCTTCTACATTTTCTTTGAGTGCAGATAAAAGACTTGAACTGATTTTTCTATTTCGCTTACCGATTTGTCTTTTGCTTGAGATGGTAGTTTCTTCAAGGCGTTCATCAAGATCCCATGGGCCATAATGACGAGTCGAAGTTAACTTCTTCTTCATCTCTTGATATGTGTAGACTTTATATGTGCCTGTTTCTTTTGGCTTAATCTGTCCCATCGCATAATATACTCTTTTATCCATGCGAATATCTCGCCCATTAGATCTGTCAATAACAGTATCCCCATTCTCAACCCATGCATGTGGGAATCGCATTCCCATTACTGTACCCTGACCCCAAACTAGTGCATGGACAAGAACCGCACCCTTCATATTCTTTTCCTGTTCTCCAAAGAAAGAGGAATGGCATCGCATCATATAGTTTGCTGCGGCTTCCATACAATCGCCATCACCATCATATTTTTCATTGAGATATGTGTTAAAGGTCTTCATCGTTTTCTTGACTGCCAATCTGGAGTTAGTGGTACGCTGCTGTCATTGACTGCTCGTGCTTGGAATTTGCTTGAGGCTTTCATCCATCGTAAAAGGTGAGTTCTTCGGGTGGTAGCATCTTCTGCATTTCGAATTTCCCATGGTTTCATAGTGCTATGCGTTTCCTCTTCAGTTCCATCAACATCAAAGTCAGTCGGTACATTATCAACAGCAAATCCTGCACCGCCTGTTCTAAAGTAGACCATGTTTGCCGTTGTATTTTCCATGACATGTTGGAGAAAACTCTTCATCCCTTTATTTAGTCGGAATGGAAAAGGGGAGGATCCGAAGACCCCCCCCCCCTATTAGATGTAAGTTTAAACTTACTTGGTTAGTGAAGTAACGGCTGTATGAACTGCTTCCCACAGAATATTCACTCCCTTAAGGGTGAATGGGAGGATAGCGAGGGCAAGAACCAAATGCTTGGGGTTCTTCCAGCAGAAACCACAGTCAGTAACGGGGCACTTATTGCTCATTTTTTTATTTCTCCTTTAATGAAATTAAATGAATCGATAACCGAACTCAAAACTTAATACCGATACCTGCCGTGACGATTGCATTCGCCTCGGGGGTATCGACATTCTGACTCACAGGAATTAAGACTCCCATGTTTAGATCAACACTCGAAGCAACTTTCCAATTGGCAACAGGGCCAAGGAAGAGTTGCGACTCTCCACTGTTAACATAATAAACTTGATCAAACTGAACACCGAAGTCAAATGCATTCCACTCGTATGAAAGATTACTTTCAAGAGTCAGTACATCGGAGTTAGTCATCGCGCCGAGCCAAGTAATATATGCCTCGCCACCATCAAACCGATACTCTGCGGTTTGTGTAAAGTCGAAGACCCACGCCTTGCAGTCAAACTTTCCATTGATAAACGGATTGACATTTGCCGAACGGAAATACTCCGAACCAACAGGAATATAAACACCGCCGCCAAAAGCCAAATCCCATGTGCCAATAGTATCATTCTTTCCCTCCATGAAAGTCCACGATCCACCGAGAGAGATATCACCGATGGTGGTGTTATCGTCTTGGGTATACACAGGGACATTGAGATTCATACTAATGTCCTTTGTGATATCGACTCCGAGATTCTGATTCAAACCAAGAAGAGTACTTCCACCTGACTTGAAGGTATGCATCTCCGCAGTCTCATCGAACGACCAATTCAGATTCCATGCAGAGGCACTTGCTGTTGTATTAACAGGTGTGACTGCAACAGGAACAACATCGGCAGTTTGTGCAAAAGCAATTGTCGAGAGTGCGATTGCTAAACCTGATGCGAGTGTATTCGTATTTCTCATTTCTATCATTTCTCCTTTTACACCTACCGATTATTCGGGAGGTGCGTGTATCTATATCGGTGGACTGCCTGTCTGAACACATTCTTACCATACTCCAATTAAATTAAAAGACAAACCCCCGCCATTCATTGGCAGGGGCTTATCATTTTTTTGAACTTCAGCAGAATCTTTTTGCTCAGTCTGCTTTCACATACTTGACATGCTTCTTGATGTCCCACTTTTCGATGACGGGCTTGCCACCTTCGCCTTCGTCCACGGCGATGTAGCAGACGGTTCCCTTGACATTCGCTGCTCTCCAATCACCTTTGCTACTCGGGTCTTTACGAGAGACACATACTTCATGGGGTAGATCATGGCTCTTACCCCAAGAGTCCTTCGACATGCGATATTCAAATGTTTTTTTGCCTGTCTTCTCGTAGAATTGTCCAATGACCTTCTCATCAGGGTGAGCGTAGGCTTCCTCAACGCTCTCAGTCTCTTCCTTCTGTACCTTCTGCTTCGGAACAAGAATGCTTGCGGGTTCACCGACATCGACCACATAGCCACCGCCATGTTGCTGTGCCTTGCTTGTCCCACCATCATCGAAGCGGACGATCTTGCCGCTGACCATCTTGCCCTTGTGAGGAACCTTTACCTTGTCCCCCGCCTTGAACTGTTCAGAGACTTCAACCTCTTCCTCAACTTCCTCACTCTTTGCACCAGCGGGAACACCCTTACCAAGAGTAGCCTTGTATCCTGCCTTCTTGACAATAGCAGCAGCCTTCTTAAACTTATCTTGGCTTGCACCAGCAGGAACGCCTGTATTTGGAGTCAACTTGCCTTCAGCGACCTCAACACTCTCACCGAAGAATGTGTCATAGTAGTCGTTGATGATGTTCGATGAGTTCGATCCCAAGGTCTTGCTCATCGTGGGGAAACCGTGCTTCCGAAGAACCTTGGTGATCTCCGAGAATCGCCGTGAGATATTTGTGATCTTCATGACGGGCTTCAGATCCTTGATCGCCGCATCGGGAATCGAATACATGAAGTCTTCAATAGCGGCCTTCATCGCACCTTCGCTGATGTATTGCTCATGCAGAGCCTCAAGCATGACAAACACATCCGATCCATTCTCAAAGTCTTCGGTCTTCATCATACCGAAGTCAACCGTAACGACTGCGTTCGTTCCCGCAGGAGACTTGATCTTGTCAAACGAGGTACTGAGCGTTGCGGGTGATCCCTTGCTGCTTCTCTTAACAAGCCCATTAAAGGTAATGACAAAATCATTTGCCTTTGCACGATTGGCAAAGTACAGAACCATCTTGTTGCCATTGATATCCATCTTGTTGATGCCCTTTTCAAAGCCCATCTTCATGAGCAATTGACGCATCTTTCCTTCGAACTGTGCTTTGCTAAATCCGAAAGTGGCTACACCACCTGCGCCATCATTCATGAATGACTGATAGTTTGCTTCATTCAGTTGATTGGCAGTTATCTGTGCACTCGAAATATTAGAGCCACCAAACTTGGCGGCTTCTGCTAAAATTCTTCTTTGGATATCATTAATCATAGACTATACTCTCCTGTATTGGAAAGTATTTAGTCTGTTAAATTTTTAAGAAAGAGTGGGAACCTGTTGAACCACCCTCAACTCCCGTTAGTGGGAAGTCTTTCACCTGTCTTAGTACCCCAACTACGGAGGCGCAGGTCGGCTTTACATGGGATGTACTATAGCACACCCACAGCAGGTGTCAAGGATAAAGTTAAGATTGTTTTCGATTTTGACTCTGAAGAAATTTGGAATCATGGGGATACACAATTTCATAATTGCCCTTGATGACTCCCTTGCTCTTCATGTCCTTAATATACTTTTCGACATAGCGCAGGAGATCATACTTGCTACTGATTGGCTTCTCCTGTACGGGAGGAACGGTAGCAATGATTTTGACTTTCTTGCCATATCCATTTACCGAATCATAATGGATTTGTATCCGACCAAGATCCTCTTCGGTCATAGTCTCTTCGGTCATACCTGCATTAAACTTATAAGTGCTCACTACCCCATCATCGCCAACCATGAGTTCCGAAATCATCAGTGCCCGTTCGGTAGACAGCACCCGATCTCGCTGTGAACCTGTCTGTGCATCGAAGTGCTTCTGCACCTCCATACGGGTTGGCTTGATGATCTGCTCCGACACATGAGCCGACTCGTCCACGGCATCAGCATCCTGCTTGATATAATCTCTTACTGTAGCAATATAATCTTCTGCTACAGATATCTTACTCTGCACCCATGCCTCTAACTGTGACTCTGCCTTAAGGGTAGGAAGTATATCATTTGCCTTTTCGATAATGCTTCGAAGTTGTGTTATTGCCATAGCCCCCTCAGGATCCTTCATTGAAGTATCTTCCTTTGGAGTTGCGTCTTTTTGATACTTTGCGGCTTCAGCAATAATTTGGCGTTGATAATGATACATTTGATTCCTTACTTAATTACAACCTTTGCATTTTTAAGAGTCTCGTCAAGACGCTGTTCGATGAGGGCAATATTGCCACCCCGTTCCATCTCATATTTCATCTCCAAAATAGAAGAATGGAGAGCCGCATAACGTGCAAGTTCCTTGACAACAATCCGCTCTGCACGGGAAACCTTGGAAGTAATCTCCTGTGTGGGCTGAACCGTATCGGTCTGTCTGTGGGTGGGAGCCGCTGTGTGTGCCTGTGGGGTCTCCTTGAGAAGCCATGGCTTCGGTAGCGACTTTCCTGCCTCGGAGGCTACCTGAGCCTTCTGCGGGGCTGTCTCCTTCTTGGAACCTCCCAAGATTCCCATTGCCTGAGAAATCATATCATTGTTATCAGTCATTTTTCATCCCCCTGATAGCAATCTTTTTAGCAGCACATCCCTCAAGATTGCGCTTACGATTACTTTTTTTAATAAGTGCTATTTGCTTATTTGTTCGTTGATTCCTATTGTTGAATCCGCCTCTACTACTTGCCATAATAAGACCTCCTGATCTGTTATTTATAGATATGAAAAACCCCTGTACATGACAGGGGTTAAAATAAACAACATTTACCGATCAGGCAAAATCTTATGTCCGAGATGCACCAAAGACTGCCTTTGCTACATCATCCTGCTCATATCGCTTCCTTGCCTCAGCAATAACCGTTGCATCATCAATCTGCCCATCAAGTTCGACATTAGCAGCAGCAGCCCAAAACACGGTTCCATTCGAATCCTTAAATCCGTACCGCAAACCCCATTGACTTACTCCCGACCAAAACACAACACCCACTGTGCCATGCGGGATTTTTCTTCCACGCACAACCTTGATCTTGCTGCCCTTCTTGATCGGATCGTTATTGGTCTTCAACTCTTCACGAACACGATCAACTAGATTGTTGATGAAGACTGTACGAATCTCTTCTCGCTCATTGAAGTCAACCGCCAAAATTCGTGTGGCGACACTGTCCCAATAATATTTCCGCTCCAATGGGGCATTTTCCCAATAACTCTGCACTAGATTCAATGAGTGCGCGAGGTATTGATGCAAGTCTGACTGCTTTGCATGTTCCAAATAACCATATCGCCCACCCTTGGCTCGTACAAGATTCTGATAGACAACCGATACAGTCTGAGAAAGACTATTCCAAACTGTTGTCTGTAGTCGCACAACAGCCGAAACATCAATAATAGTATTGTTCTGATCCGTAACATAAGTTGCGAATGGAACAACCTTTACATTTAGTACACGAAAGAGTGGAGAGTTGGAAATGGTGTTGACATATCCATCAATTACGGATGGGCCTGTAATGACCATCCCTGCTGCATCATCGTGAATGTCGGCGTAACCATCCACAGCCACAGACCCTGTGGGGGGAGGCGTAAGTGTTGAATTGAGCGTAGTCATGTGGTTCTCCTTAATTGTACTGTGTGTCGGGGGTTCTCCCCTTCAACACCCAAAGAATAGTCTATCCTTAACCACCTGTCAATAGGCATGGTTGATATATTCCGTCCGATAATAAAAAAACATCCCCCACCTTTCGGCAGGGGATGCTCTGAGTTAAGATATACAGACTGAGTAAGTTATCAGACTCCGAACTGCTCTTCGAGAACATCGAAGTAGTTCTGATAACCATTGCGGCGCAAGGAGTTACGGCGATACGCATTCCGACTTGCGGTCTCAATGATGAGCGCACGATCATTCCAGTCATACTTACGCTTCATGCCATTGCAGAAGGTAACCGTGACGAAATTCTTCGCCTCATTACGAACAATCTTCTCAACGAAGACATTCGACTCGCCGCGCATCACAAACTCATCACCTTCCATGAGATTCTGTGCGGAAATGTATGAACGGCGGGTTCCGTTGCTCTTCGTGTTCTTAACAGCCTTGCGATTCATTGTACTCGTAGCCATAGTTTCTCAATCTCTTTCTGAGCGATAAGTCGCTCTCACTTGGGTAAAACTGCTCCACTAGCAGTTGGTTTAGATATCCCATTCCTTCGGAGTTACATCTCCGATAGGTCAGGGGTGTGGCTTGCTTCCTCGCTGCCCGTGGCAGAAGTATGTGTCGAATGTTGAGTCGCAGAATTACTCTGGCTCTTCCATTCGTTATACTCTGCCCATGCCTTTGTCATCAAGAACTGCCCCCTTCGGAGAGACTTGTATGGACGGTCATTGGGTTGGTTATAGGTCAACCACGCGGGCCATCTCAGCATATAGCCGAACTGACCTTTGTTTCCCTTATGCTTCTCAACAAACTCAAGGAGTGTTGGTCGAGAAACATAGTCGGGCTGACCATGCTCTGCCTCAAAGGCAGCGAGGAAATTAAATTGGCGGGGTCGCAGAGACATAATGTAATACTCCTTGAATCAAGCAACCGCCGCCAATGAGGGTGAACAATTCTTTTGTGACTGTGTAGCGTTCAGATTACGAACACCACCATTTCGACCTGGAACAAAATCAATCTTGTCTCCGTAAAACTCAATCAGACATCGCTTGATTACGGGAGGACATGTTCCATACTCCGCAGCAAGAACCTTCAACTTGATGGTGTCTCCGCTGTTTAGCGCGGCTGAGATTGCGTCAAAGTTTAGAACGATATTCTTTCGTGGACGAGGCATTCGATCTGACTCCTGTGTGTTAAGGTTATGTCTAAAGTATACACTAAGTTTTGGGTTTGTCAAGCCCCAATTCGAAATTGTTTGTAAGATTTTTTACAGCCCAAGCATCTTTCCAACGAAACCAATAATAATAAGAATCGGGGAAAACACAACAGCAAGAACCAACCATACAAGGACACTCAAAAAGATCCATCCAAAGAATCCACTGCAAAGGTTCGCTGACCCCAAGTTGAGCATTACTACTCCACTAATAAGGAGTGAGAGAAGAAGAAGACCCTTGAGGATGGTTGTGACGGGTGTCATGTGTTCTGTTCGGTTTTTCACTTTGATAAAACAGAGTATAGCACAAAGGCAATACTCTGTCAATCCCATTATTCGATTTTTCTATAGTCCGATAATAACAGGCATATCACTCAAGTCTGAAGTTGAGGAATCCATACGAGCCTGATGTGTCCCCAAGTGAACCCTTACCTGGGTCAATCGTAATTCTACTAACGTGTGATCGCAGACCCTTGAGGAGGAACTTCACAGATCCTGTCCGCATGAATGCCGTCTTGTCCATGTGGAGTTGGAAATACTCATACATTCTAAGAATCATCAACATTGGTTTTTGACTTTTGGCATCGCTGTTGAGTGCATCGGCAATGATATATCGAACAACAATCGAGAGAGCACAAACATCTCCATCTCGTAATGCTTGAAAGTATGACTTTGACATTAGATTTTTAGTTGCAGCATATGAAGAAACTTTTCGAATCAGTTCCTCTCGCTCTTTCTGAGAAATGCCTGTAACATTACATTTAGCACTTGCGGTACTCTTTACCCATGAATCCACATTGCTCATTCCAATTAGGGAAAAGGCATACTCATATGCAGCCTGTTTCAATTTGTTTTCTCGGGATCTAAGAATGTCGGTGAACTTACCAATTTCCGTTCCCTTCAACAATCGATTCGCTGCTCTATGAACGGGGGAATTTGGATCCGAAGTAACAGCAGCCCATATGAGTCGCGGGCCGAATGCTGCGGCAGCACCCTCCTTGACCTTCGAAGAGAACTTAACAATATTCCCATCGCGCAACTTTAGCACAAAGTCAATGGTCGAAAGAAAATCCTTTACAGGAAGATAGAACGATTCGACCGAACTTGTGAATGGAATTTTACTTGATAGAACAAAGGCAGTATTCTTCAGAAGACACACACCAACAATGAGTTCGGACAGAACCTGTGTTATTGCTACCTTGAGAGATTCGGGTGTATCGGAGGGCCAATTCATATGATCGCATCCGCGACTAAGAAACGACTCGACTGCCGATACAAGATTTGTATTTGATTGAAGATGTGTCTCAAGATTTTTAACAACCAAATCAATCAACACATTCGCATCACTGAATGCATAAAACTTTTCTACTTGGGGTGCGCCGACTCTACCGATGTCCATGTCCATTGTTGGTGCACCCGCAAGCAGTTGCTTGGTGCTAATCTTGAAGGACTCTCGTGTTCGCTTTAATCCGACCTTAGTTTTGAATTCCGTATTTGAGATACCACCCTCATCAGATGAGAGATACTTCGACACAACCATCCGATTGCCCGAATCTGTTTGAAGAGTAAGGTTCATGAGAAACACCTTGCTCTTATTTTTCGAATTCAGGATCGTAGCATTTGGTGGTGGTGCCACATCTGCCGACACAACTTCAGGAGGGCCAACGGGTGTCCATATATTGGATGATCCATCGACAAAGGATTTGTTCCATCCCGATGCAGTAAGAGTATGTCTCTGCTTGCCTGTGCCGTCACTCTTTTCCATCAATGGGATACCCCATACTTCCATCTCTTCGTTATATGATTTGATATATGAGGTTAGAGATTTCATCTGATGATCCTTATGGGGCTATAAGCATAGTAGGAATACCATCAACAATTGGTGCATCAGGAGCAGCACTCGTTGGCGGTGAGCATTCGACCACTACACAAACATTATCCTTCATTCGGTTTACTTTGCGAATAGCAGTAAAGGAAAATACAAGAGACAATCCCGCAAGGACAAGAGTCGCCCACTTGATGGTGTTGTCTGTCTCATTCTTACTTGCCATATTTTTCTTTTGATTCATATGATACCTTTAAGTAATTTGTGATCTTGAATTATATTTAGAGCGGACTCTGCAAGAATCTTTCCTGCGCTGAGATCAGACGGAAAATGCACTCCTGCAACCACACGGGATTGACCGATTTTCTGTGCTATCGCATAGAACTCATGTTGGTGTATTGGATACTGCTTTGAGAGAATGAAAGCAAAAACCCATGCGTCCATCGAGTGTCCCGATGGGTATGCGGATGTCATCGGATCGGGAATGATTCTTTCTATGCGCTTATTCATGATCGGTGCCAATTGATATGGGCGTGGGCGATCATACTTCATCTTCATGTATTGAAGATATCCATCGGCGCACTCGGCGATCTCATAGAAGAAGTCATCGTTATACTTCTGTCCTGTGATGATATTTGTCTCTCGCGCCCACATCCCGTAATGGTTCTTTAGGCTGTCCATCCGAACAGCATAATTGCGTTCGTTCTCAGTTGAACGATTCTGCACATCCACAATATGGTTCATTTCAAGAATAGTCTCTACTCCGCCGTTCGGAGGTGGGGGTGGTAGAGGACACGGACGATTCGACAGGGACAAGTACACACCCAATACCGTGGACATGTCTTTGCTTTGAGCGTTCACCTTGTCGATGTGCTTCTGTGCTGTGTTCCCGTAGTTGAGTGTGTCCAATTTGGTATGCTCTCCAAAGGTGTGCATGTCAAATCTCCAACTGCTTTCGTGTGACTGATGTAATCTTGGCAATCTGCTTGTTGATTGCTTCAGTACGGTTTCCCCATTTGATATATTCTTTGTCGGGGTTCTTCAAAAGATTGTTTAGGAGTGGCAAGATCATGCCCTCCACCTCTTTCATCTTTTCGGCATATATCCGTATGGCAATTTCCCTCTGCGTTTCCATCTTGCCGACAGCAGCGCGAACATTTTCCTCGGGCGAGTCTACCACCTCGAACGAGAAATTGTCTTCAAATGGATTATTAGGATCGAACGATTTGCCCATATGGTAATGCCCCTACCATGTATTTATGGAACACGCTCGTAGGTCTTTTCAAACTCTGCCTTGGCAATGCGATAGTATCCGTTGCCATCTGCCTCACGAACGATATAGTCTCCTGTCTTGCAGACCATCTGTTCACCCCATGGGGCTTCGAATGTAATTGTTTGGGGTTTGGTATAACGAGCCACCATGCGAGGGGTCTGTTCAGGAATCACAGTCCTGCCGATTGGGCCCATATACAACTTCGGAAACTTTGCCGCCTTGATTACATACTTTTCTCGGGACACACCACAAATGATGATGTCGCCGTACTCGGCGGTATTGGATGTCTCCTTGCCATCGGGAAGAACGGTGACTACTGCCATTCCATTTTCCACATTCACGCCATAGGAGAGGGGAGGCATCTTCTTGATGTCTGTGGTTTTTAGATCGACATACTTGTAGGACAACTTTTTCTTATATACGGGACGATAAGAAAGAGCGGCAAGGATGGCATGAGTCGAGAAGTTTTGCATGTGGCGTACTATATCACACCTTTGCCTGATTTGCAAGTGGGTTGAATTTCTTTGTTTTGTCGAACCAAATCATGTTTCCGTGCTTCATTCCTTCGCGTGGAGGGTATGGAATTTGGATGACTTGTCCTGCATTTCGAGTTGCCATGCCCGAATATATCCGACCCCGTACATCCTTTGCCGTACTTTTGGTTCCGATAAGAATGCCCTTGGGATTATGTTTAGCCACAAATGCCTTAGTGACATCAAGTACTGTACCAAACACCTTTGCTGCTTCTCCTCCGCTCATAATGTTCATGTCTTCATCACCATCCCCTGCGGTGTTGTCATAAGACAAATACCATCGTGAACCTGAACGAAGCGGAATTCCCCTCGTACTCCATCTCACAAATGAATCCATTCGTTGAAAGTATAGTTCCCACACGTTTGACATATCGGCTTTTTCAAGATTTGATTTTTCCATCATGCCTGTATAGATGGTGGGATTGTGTGCAAGATTATGAAGCCCGACCTCATATACCACTCCATGAAGAGATGTTGGCTTGCCGTTCACAATCGGTATGTTGTTGGAATCTTTTCCTGTAATCTCTAATCCGTTTTCCTTATAGAACTTTTCGATGTCAATACCACCCTTGTCGCTCGGATATGGAATCATCTTTCCACCCCGCATCTTTGCAAAAGCAAATCGAAAGATTTCATGACCACCGCCCGTCTGTATCGCACTCCACGGGTGTGAGGAATCAAAGAGTTCGGTGATATGTGAACTGAAAGATTTCATACTACTGTGCCTTTTGTTATTCTACAAGAGCAAACAAATTCTTGGTCTTCGTATTTATGCCAAGCACATCTGCGAGATTTTAATGTTTACCTCTTAAAGGTAGTAAAAGAAAGAACGGCACCTTTCGATGCCGTCCTTTGCGTGAATGTATAACTGTAATCCTGAAACTTACTTCTTACCACCACCACCAATCCCGTCTTCTGGTGCGAACACAGCAAACTTAGAAGTTGTAGGAACATCAGTCGCAGCACGGAAGTCATATCCTGCAATAACCTTGGTGTTGTACAGACGAACTCCCGCAGAACCAAGAACAATACTTGTGTCATCAAGGAAATTAATTCCCCCGACAATAGAGTTACCTGTAGAAGTACCAAAATACCAACCATTGAAGTTGGGTGCTTGTGTAAGATCCAATAGTGCATTGTTTCTCATCTGCAATTCTCCAACTGTCACTGTAGCATCGTTCCTGATATCTTCATATGCCGACACAATTCCACCATCATTGGCAACAGTAGTAACGGTAGCATTGCCATTAAACAATACATTCCATCTACGAAGAGTAGAAAGATTCGAAGGTGCACCCGATGCTCCTGCTGCAACAATCTGAATGTTTTCGATTGTTACAGGTGTAGAAGTAGCCGTAGCCCCATCAGGAGATCCAATAACAAGAGTTGGAATATAATCAAAATTACCAGTATTGAGACCTGCATATTGCTTATTCAAATAGATTCCCGATACAAATGAACCCGTAGCACTTGTAGATGCAGTATTAAGATAGCCTAATGTGGAATTGGCAAGATTTGTATTTGCTTTCCCCAAGAAAGTAATCTCACGATTGTCAACTGCTAGATCCTTCTTGCTTTTTGCATAGTATGGTAGATACCCTTCAAGTACAGTAAGAGTGCCAACTGTACTATTCGCAGCAACATTAAAATCACAATTAGGAGTAATAACATTTTTAACCACAGTATTATTCAATGTAACTGAAGCGGCTTTTCCTGTAGCAGTACCGTTAGGGTTGGCAAAGCGACTGTTGGCAATAGTAGCGAAACCTCCGTCAGTAATTATTACATTTCCAAGGCCATCATCGGCTGCTGTTGTACTCTCCTGTAGATATAAACTAGTATAGCAAATACCCGCTGTAAGTCCTGTTTGCTGCACTCTTGATTGAACAAAGTCAATATCAACAACTGAATAGTTTGGATATCCATCGGATGTTGTTGCTCCCGAAGCAAATGCAGGATTGATTCGTCCTGTATGGCGAATGTACATATTTCCTGAAACTTTAAGTTTAAGACCTACTTGTGATCGAGCAATATCAAGAGCACTACCCATCGCAGCAGGATTTGTTAGTCCTGCATTATTCTTTATATTATCAGAGAAAAGATAATCGTAAATTTCTCCTGTTACTCCACCACCAAGATATGGGAATCGATAGTATTGAGGATTAAGATCGATATTGGCAAACACAAGCGAAGATGTGAAAGTTGTTCCTGTAGCACCAATGCCGTCTCTTCCCCATCCACCCGCGGCCATAGTTCCCGTATATCCTCCGAAAAGAAGAGGAGTTCTTGCAACAATAGGCCCACCAACATAGATTGTATCATTTGCTCCTGGTGCTGTTAGGGATGTAGCCCAAGTATTTGGACTTGTACCATATCTCTGCACTTTCCAGTTTGATGCAACATTAAAATCATATGCTGCTACCGATGTGTGACCCGTTCCTGATATTGCGCCTTGCCAGTATAGTATTGCCATACGAAAATTCTCCTTGTTGAGGGTTTTTGAAAATTTCCATTATATGATTTGTCACATCTATGTATTAAATAATATAACTCCAAAAATCCGCAACCAATCACATGGCGATTGCAATTACTTACGCCACTTATTGTTATTCCAAATCGACCGTGCTCTCCGTCTTTTGCTGAATACTCTTGACGAAATATGAAGGAACATCCGACATTATATCTACCGACCATTCGTTGTATTTTGAACGGTTGTTGTCAATGTTGCCGTCTATGTCCCAATGCTTGCCCCTTTCGTTGAGTTCGTAAACCACACGAGCAAGCCATCTCTCTGCTGCACAAGATTCATCCTTGGTGGTGATCATTACTTTGTCGATGTAGGAAAGCAACTGCGGTATCTTGTCCCCTGCGGAGACAAACCCATTACACCAGCAGAAACTGATTTGATCTAGGTTGTCGTTTAGTCCCATCGGAGTCAATGCCTTCTCTTGCAGATCAACTCGCCACATGTCGTTTCGCCAAGTGTTGATGGGACAAGACTTGATTCCTTCCCGCCAAAGGGTAGTGAAGTCATACCTGTTTTTTAAAACAAAGGTGTCTTGGGTGAATGTTACGAAGTCGAAGTCTTTGAACCGATCATTCTCACAAAGCCAACGACAAGCCACTGTATAAGCCCCAACTT